AGTGGCGCGCGGTCTGGTTGGTGCGCGATTTGCACATGCCGAGGTCTTGCCACCCGGCCTCGGCTAGCGCATGCTGCAGGGCCTGCAGGTTCAACCGGATGTGCAGCGGCGCCTGATTCTGCAGGCGATCCACCAGAGGCTGCCACGGACCGCTGATCAGGCCTAGGCGGAATTCCTCGATGCGCTTTTCGATGCGATCCACCAGCCACGATTCCGCCCCGCTGCGGCTGGTGGACACCATGATCTGTTTCGCGTCGGTCCACGGTGGTGTAGCCCCAGGCTGGAAGCGCGATACATCCCGCTGCCGAAGATACAGCGCACCGGCCTGCAGCCCGCCTGCGGCGAACCACCGCCACAAGCGCGTGGATTCCTCGTCGGTCATTCTGGGCGCATCTGTCCACAAAACGTACCATCTGCGGTCATCTGACGGTATCGCAATAGCGTCGCGGTAGTTCGAAAACGCCAGCACCAGCGCCTGATTCCGCACCTGTATCGGATGCGCAAATTTCCGCTGCACCGATAGCAGTTCCGGCGGCGCTGCGAGAATCGGTTTCAGTCGGTTTTCCAAGGCGCGCCTGTCCACGGCCTCTGATTGCCGCAGTTCATTGAATATGATCACCTCGTTCTCGAGATAGTATCCCCACTGATCCTGTAATTCTGCGGTTTCGACTGATGCGCAATTGGTTTTGTTTTCGCCGCCGATGGCGTAAAGCAGGGGCGCGATCATGCTGTCTTTCCCCGCGCCAGGCACGCCGCCGATCAGAATGGCGTGGTTAATTTTGATCCCGGGCCGCTGCACTTTGAAAGCGAAAGCGTCGAGCATGTGGTTTCGCTCGGCTTCGTCCGTAATCAGTCGGGCTACGTGGTCAAGCCACGGCTGCGGGTCGATGCTGCTGGTGATCACGGGCCTGCCGTCGCGCCACTTGTTGCCGAAGGCCTGCCCCTGATGCTCGCACAGCGTTGACGCCCCAGGCGCATAGGTCGCGCCAGCCAAGACGCGGGCGCCCATTGCGGCTCGGTTTTCGTCGAAGCTGACGCTGGCTTCGATCTTGCGTGCCGCTCCGCTGGTGCTGGTGTGGATACTGTGGCACCGCACCCGCCGATAAAGCGCGTTGAACGCCGAGCGTGAAACCTCGGTTCGCTCCACCAGATCGAAGAACCCGTCGTCCGGGACCATATAGGCCCAGCGCGCGTACCATTCTGCCGGTTCCAGCGTGCTGACGTCCCGCGCTGCGACTGCCTGCTCTGCGGGCGTGGGCGCTGCCGGCTCAGGCGCTGGCGCCTGCAGCCACAGCGTCGTCCTCGGCGCGATCCACGCCCGCGCGTCGGACCACCGGGTCCAGCCGCTGTCGGCGCAATCCCATGCGTCAGGCTGGCCTGTGGGGTCAATGATCTTGACCTCTGCCGCCAGCGGCTGCAGGATCGCCGCCAGGCGCTCCATAGCCTCAACGCCGGCCTGATCCGCGTCGGGCCACAGCAGGATTTTCCGGCCCCGCAGGGTCTGCCAGTTCGCTCTGCTGAGAGCCTGCGCGCCGCCGGGCCAAGTCGTGGCGACGTACGGGCTGCCCGTCAGCCCTGCGGCAGCGTCGGCGGCTTTCTCGCCTTCGACCACCAGCACCGGATCTTCGGGGCGGGCTTCCAGTTCCTGCAGCCTGTAAAGCGGCCTCGGCACCGGCCACTGGCCCATGCCCCAGCCGTCGTGCGCGAAAGTCCAGGGCACGATCTGCTTGCGCTGGCCCTCGGGGTCGTATCTGGCGACGTACCCGAGCACGTCACCGTCGCCGTTGAAGTACGTCCAGCGAGCCGATGGCGCGCCGTGTATCGGGTGGATGCAGTCGTGGTCTGCGGCCTCGCTGGGAACCGGCACGATCACCTGCCGCGGCGGTTTCGCCGGGCGCGGCGGCCGCGCTGGCGCTGCTGGCTGGTCGTCGAGTTCGCGGTAGGCCTCAGCCATGCTGACCTCGTAGATCGCAGCGTAGAGCGAGATCAGGTCGCCTCCGCGCTCATCGGTGGCGAAGTCAGCCCAGCGTCCTGACAGCAAATTCACCGAGCAGCTATCGCCCTCGCCGCCCGCCAGGTCTCCGCAGACCCACTCATGGCCTCGGCGTCGGCCGCCAGGAAGCCACTGGGGGACCAGCGTGTCGGCAGAGATGAGCAGGCGCTGTGCGAGCGCTGAGAAGTCGAGTTTCGTTGTCATGCATCCCCCAGCAGTCGCAATCACTGGGCATCGGCATTGCTGCCGATGAACTGCTGCCCCATGCGGACGACGCGACCAAACTGGTGCGCCCGCCCTTCGGTCTGCAGCGCCAGTTTGGCGGCATTGATCTCGGTCTGCACGTTGTCGTTCAGCACCTTCATGTTCGCCGCAATCGCCATGCCGGTGCTGGCGGGCATCTTGCCATCGCGCAGTTCAACGATGGTTTGAATGATCATGCGGCGAACGTCGCCAAAGGTCATAAATTCTTGAGACACTTGTAATCCCCTTCCTTCAAATGAAAGCGCAGTATTTCCATCTCCGCGCGTGCTTTTCTGTTTTTTTGCCTGCAAATGCGCCTTAGGTTACTCATCAGCAGCCCGCTGCCTTGGTAAAGCGGATTGCATGGCGGCCTACCCCTCAGCATGCCGTAAAACTCAGTCCCCGGCGGCAAGCAGTACTTGGCGCGAATGCGTCCTTCGCATTTCTTTTGCGCACAATCGGCAAGCCTGCGCACTGTTGCCGTGACCTCCATCTGAGAGAGATATCGATCTCTGCTGAGTCGCACCATTGCACGCTCAATGCGGCGTTCCATTTCTTCTCGCTGAGGCTTCATGCATCCCCCAACAACCTGACGGCATCGTCCACACTGCGGCACACACCCGCCACGCCCCCGGCCTGCCGGATGGTCTGCAGAAACTCCTCCTGACCGGGCCGCATGCGCCCAGTGCGGCTCTTGACCTCGATGGCCAGCGTCCGCCCGTCGCGCAGCACGCCCATGATGTCGCTCATGCCCTTCTGCGTGTTCGCGCGGATGTACCTGACGCTGCCGTCCCGGTTGCGTTCTTGGAAGGTCCCGGAATTCTGCCGCCAGCACTGCGCGACCTTCGGATGGTGCTTCAGCAGCGCCATGATCGCCCGCAGGATGTCGGCTTCTGACGGCTCGCCGCTGGGCTTTGATGGTGCTCGGCGCTTCGGCTCGGGCGGCATCTGATCGAACTCTCTGACAGGCACGCCAGCCAGCGCGGCGTACAGCGCCTCGGATTTCTGATTGGCGAGCATGATCTCGCGCAGCGTGCGGCGGCCTCTCATCGCTTCGCCTCCTGCGCGCACCGCGCCGCATACGCCCAGACGCTCGGAGCACGCTCATAGGGCCTCAGCGCATGCTGCATGGATTCCCTGCCGACTGCGGCGCCTTTGGCCGTCAGCGTCCACTGGATGCTGTTTCGGGTAGGGCCAATCTTTTCGATCAGCCCCTCGCCGGCCAGCACCCACAGGGCTCGGCCAATTGATTTCTTGCTGCAGCCGACCATCTCGGCAACTTCAATCGCACGAACCGGCTGATGCCTTGCGACGACCTGCAGCGCCCTTCGTTCCTGTGGCCTCATGGTGCCCTCCTGTTGGGGCCGCAAGTGTCAGCCCGCAGCGCTGCCGCAGTCAACCTCCCGAGAATGACCCTGCAGGATTGTCAGGATTGTCCAATGCTGGACAGACTGGGCCATTCGATGCCATGATGCGTCCGCGCCGATTCGAGCGCGACAACGGAGAGCGACGAATGTACACGACCTATGGCCCCGGTGACTTCCAGACTTGGGGCGGCAACCGACCGCCAGAGGACAGCCCCCTCACCAGCGAGGCGCGCGACCACCTGCTGGCCTGCCCAGCAGACTGGCAGATGTGGCTGGCCCGCGTCTCGCATGCCCGCGAGGGCGCGGCGTTTGACGCCGTGAACGTCCGCGAGGACGACATGTCCGACGTCTGCGCCGACACGCTACTGGCGTGCCTGCTGTCCGGCACCCGTGCGCAGGCCGAGGCGGCGCGCTACGAGCTGCAGTCGCGTTTCCTGCGGGACAACGCCGACCGGCTGCGGCAGATTGAAGACCAGTTGTGGGCTTCGCTCGGTGAGCGCGAGCCTGAGTTCTACGACGATTTCTAAGGAGCGGACATGTTCACCAACATGAGTTTTCACGGCATCGTCAGCGTGGTTGCCACGAAGCGCAGCAGCGCCAGCGGCCACACTTGGCGGCACATCGTTTTGACCGATTCTGAAGGGAACGAGACGAAGATCGCGTTGTTCCCGGCCAGCAACGACAAAGAGGCCCAGATCAGCATCATCGACGAGGAACGGCAATGATCCTCGAAACCGCCACCCAGCGCGATGCCGACTGGTACGCCGCCCGAATTGGCAAGGCCACCGCGTCCCGGTTCAAGGACGCCATCGCTGTGCTGAAATCCGGCGATCCAGCGCAAGCCCAGCGCGACTACGCCACCGAACTGGTGGTTGAGCGCCTGACCGGGCAGCGCGTCCAGAAATACGTCACCGCAGCGATGCAATGGGGCGATCACGAACCCGAAGCACGCACAGCCTACGAGCGCGTCACCGGCATTAGTGTCGAGGAAACGGGCTTCATCGCCCACGACACCCTGCTGGCAGGCTGCAGCCCGGACGGCCTGGTGGACTGGGACGGGCTCATTGAGATCAAGTGCCCGTTCAACAGCGCCAACCACATCGAAACGCTGTTGAACGGCATGCCCGACGATCACCGCGCACAGGTGCAGGGTCAGATGTGGATCACCGGCCGCCAGTGGTGCGATTTCGTCTCCTACGATCCCCGGATGCCCGTTGAACTGCAGCTGCACGTTCAGCGCATCCAACGTGACCCGAGCTTCATTGCCGACCTGGAAGCCAAGGTTACGTCTTTTCTGCAGCAGGTCGGCACCCAAGTCGAGGCGCTGCGGCGTCTCGCGGAAAGCAAGCAATGAGCGAAACCGTCACCGCAACCAAGCGCGCCTACACCCGCACGCTAAAGACCTACGTCGTCAGCCAGACCGGAGAAGAAGACCGTTTGGTTCGCGCTTACACGCCTGCCGGCGCCCTCGGGCACTGCATGCCGCAACTGCAGGTTCGCCTGGCATCGCACGACGACATCATCGAGCTGATGGCCGCAGGATGCCCGGTGGAAACCGTCGGCGTCGTTTCCGTCAGCGCCGAGAACGCCGGCCTGACCGACTGAACCCACGGGGCGGGCCGTAGCCGCCCTGCGGCTCGCCCCATAGGAAAACACCCATGACCCGCAAGAACGAACCGACCCCTTCGCTGGAAACCTCTGCCGCAGAGTTCTTTCACCCCAACAACATGCGCTTCGGTGCTGCTCGCATCCTGTGGGCGCAAGCCTGCACGCTGCGCAACGGCATGGCGCTGCCGGAAGGCTGGGTGCTACCCGGTGGCCGGCGCACCCGGGACGCGGCCGCCGCAATGGCTGCCGCAGAATACATTGATCGCGTCAGCCGCTGAGGAGTAACACCAATGACCGCACTCGTCACCGTAGACCAGATCGAACGCATGGCCGTCAGCGTGGCCCGCTCGGGCCTGTTTGGCGTTAAAACCCCGGACCAGGCAATGGCCCTGATGCTGATCGCCCAAGCCGAGGGCCTGCACCCCGCCATCGCAGCGCGCGACTACCACGTCATCAATGGCCGCCCCGCCCTGCGCGCCGACGCCATGCTGGCCCGCTTCCAAGCCGCAGGCGGCAAGGTGGAATGGGGCGAGTACACCGACACGCGCGTGGTCGGCAAGTTCTCGCACCCGTCTGGCGGCAGCGTGGAGATTGCGTGGACCGTCAAGATGGCGCAGGACGCCGGCCTGACGCGCAACCCGACATGGAAGTCCTACCCCCGCCAGATGCTGCGCTCGCGCTGCATCTCTGAGGGCATCCGCACCGTGTTCCCCGGCGTCGTGGTCGGCACCTACACGCCCGAGGAGGTCGAAGACATGGCCCCCGCCCCCGCAGTCCGCCAGGCGCACCCGCCCGCACCCGAGCCCGTGGAGGTCGTCATCGACGCAGAGGCCCTGCTAGAGCAGATCGAACTCGCCAGCACGCTGGAAGGCCTTGAACTGCTGCGCGAGGACATCCGCCGTATGCCGAAGGGCGACGACCGCAACCGCGTGATTGCCGCAGCCACGCGCCGCGTGGAGCAAATCCGCGCCGAGCGGGAACCGCCTGCCGGCGACCCGCAAATCGTCCAAGCCGAGGAGGGCACAGTATGAGCACCCCATTGATGACGCAGGCCGAGGCGGCACTGCACTACCGCCTGCGGGTCGCGCAGGACATGTTCGCCGTCGCTGACGACAGAGCACGCACCGCCCGCGAGCACATCGACCGCCTGCTGGTGGCGATCTACGAACTGTCGTTTCCGCTGCTCAGCCACCCGGAGCATGGCGAAGCCGCCGGCAAGGCGCACGACATCGCCGCCGACATTGAGGACTGGTGGTTTGCCGAGGAGAGCACCGATGACGACGAGTGACACGCTGCTGACCGAGCAGCAGCTAGCCGAGCGCTGGCGCGTCTCGCAGCGCACGCTGCGGCGCTGGCGATCCACGGCTAGGCTGCCGGCGCACATCCGCATCGGGCACCCTGTCGTCGGCCGGGTGTTGTATAGGCTGACTGATGTGCTGGTTTTCGAGGAGCGTTCGCGCTGGGGAGGGATGGTATGACCGCGCTACGCGACGCCGCCCGGCAGGCGCTGGAGGCGTTGGAGCACATTGAGCACCACTACATAAGTTTGCCAAAAGCAGGCAATAAGGCCGTGAACGCCCTTCGCGCCGCGCTGGCGCAGCAGGAGCAGGAGCCGGTGGCGCCCTACGCTTGGATGGCCGTCGGCGGAACGATTTGGCGACGCAAAACAAGCGAGGACGACGTGCCCCTCTACACCCACCCACCCCGCCGCGAGTGGCGCTCGTTGAGTGAGGGGGAGGTCGCCTCTTGTTGGGCAAAAGGCTTTGAGGCGTGCAAAGACCAAACAGTTGGTGATCTTCGAATGCATATCGCCCGCGCCATCGAGGCCGCGCTGAAGGAGAAGAACCAATGAGCCAACCCGAAGCCCTATTTCTTGCTGATGTCATTAAGGCAGACCCCGCTGCCTTGGCGCGGCCTAGCGGAGGAACCGAAATGACCCGAGAAGACATCATACGCATGGCGCGGGAAGCGGGGCTGGCTCCTATTTACAGCGGTTGCGACGTTCCAAATGTGTCATGCGCATATGAGGATTGGGACGAAGAACTTGAACGCTTCGCCGCCCTCGTCGCCGCAGCAGAACGCGAGAAACTCGCCCACTGGATGCGCAGCCTGGGCTACGCCACGGGGCAGGGGAAAACGACGGAGGATTTGCTGGACTTCCTTGGCGTCGGGATTGACGAGGGACTGGAGGCCGAGACAATGGCCGAACGCCAACGCTGCGCCCAGATCGCCCGCGAATTCGACCGCGAGCAGCCGAACACCAACTACGGCGGGTACATCGCCCGTCTCATCGAGGAAACAGCGCCATGAAACCCAGCCACCTCACCACCCCGCGCACGCTGGCCGACTGTACTTTTACTGTCGGCCACAGCATCGCAGAATCGCGCCAGCGCTACACGCCAGCGCCTGCGGTTATCATCGCGTGCATCGCGCTGGGAGCTTTGCTATGGACGTTGCTCTGACCATCGACATCATCGTCTGCACGGTGCTAACTGCTGTCGGTGCCGTGGCGATGATAGTTGCGTTGGTGATTGCGCAGGTGTCGGCATGACCGCGCTACGTGAAGCCGCCCAGCAGGCGCTGGAGGCGTTGGAGCGCAGCCGCGTGTTCGTCACAACACAAGAAAAGATCAAGCACCCAGAGGGAACAGAGTGGTACGACGAAAACATCACCGCCTTGCGAGACGCGCTGGCGCAGGAGGCACAGGAGCAGGAAGACATCGCTCAAAACCTTCAGTCAAGGCTGGACGCTGCCCTGCTTCTTGAGCAGCGCAGGCAGGAACTGAGCCAGGAATTGGCTGCTTCGCTGACACCGCCTCGCTGCAAGTTTCCCGCAGCTCAACGCAAGAAACTAGCCCACTGGATGCGCAACTTATTGTTTTGAAGCCATAATCAACTGCTCGCTTCGGCGGTCCGGCTCGCACTATAGTTGGGTATTGTTGGTTATGAAGGTAGGAAACATGAATGCATTACAATGGCTAAATTCATTGCGCCCGGCGCTGCCAATGAGCATTGAGCAGCCTTGCAAGCCTATGAGCAACGGCGAGCTTAAGCGCCACATGCAGCAGGGTGGCGTGCTGGTGAACGGCGAACGTATTGAGCCGGATGAGTTGATCAACTTTCCGGTGCACTCGTTGGTGTTCTTCCCAAAGTCGGCAGCGCGTCGCACGACGCTGGTGTGATGCTTAACGTAGCATTTATTCTGGGAGCTTTGCTATGGACGCTGCTCTGACCATCGACATCATCGTCTGCACGGTGCTGGCCGCTGTTGGCGCGCTGCTTTTCTGGCCGCAGCTATGAGCATTCCCGCAGGCTGCGACCAGCAGGGTCGCTATCCCGAGGCTGCCGAGGCGTGTACTGAACTGGGCGCCGACGACTTTGCCGACGCTGCCAGGTTCGTTATCTGGCAGGTTGTGATTGCCGTCGGAATCGTGGGCCTTATCGCGGCGATCTTCGCACTTCAGTAAGACCAGATCGCTGGCACGGCGCGCAGGTCTAAGTGAATGAACCGGCCAGCGCCCTTCTGCTGGACGCCGATGCCGGTGAACCCCATCTGCAACGCTAGGCGCAGCAGGCGCACGGCGTCAGCACCCTGCACAGCGACGTCGGCAGCCATGCCAGTGGAGTGCATGCCAGGGTGAGCCTTGGCTTTTTCGACAGGATGCTCAGGGCAGCGCCAGCCCGAGGTGATAACCATCGGGCCGAACTCGTTGCGCAGCGACTGCAGGCGCTCCATAAACGCCGGCTGCATCTGCTCCCGCCCGCAGTGCCGGCAGCGGAACTCTGCGGACTTGAACGACGGGTATTCGGCCCAGTCCATCACTGTTTGCGCTTGTCCCACACCGACCAGCCCACGCCGGCCGCAGCCGCAGCGCCGCCGATCACGGCGTTCATCGTTTCGCCGTCAACGCCGTATTTCACGGCAAAACCGCCAGCCAGCGCGGTCAGAATGTGACGCACCAGCGCTTGAATAATCATGGCATTCATAGTTTCTCCGGTTTAGAAAAGTCAGCTACCCGTCATTAAACAAGAATGACGGCTTGTCATCTATGTAAATGTCTGCTTTTATAAAATTGTATTTTGCTCTCCTTGAGGTGTACACAACTTCACAAGGAACATTTACGACGGTTTCTTGCGGAAATCGCATTGTCAAGATTACGACTTTATGACCTTTTTGAGTCGCAAAATGTATAAACGCATTCCACAATTCTGCGTCCGCTGTATATGTTCCATCATAATCAAGAGCAATTAGCAACGGCAATTATTTTCCTACAGCTTTTCAGGCTCTTTGAACAACGAAATCGGCACGGCGGACCAGTCTCCGTCGAGCCACGCAATAGCGACTTCCTGTCGCTTAATCATCAGCACCCAGCACCCCGAGGTTCGCGTCTTGGCCTGCGTCAGCAGCGCATACCGCGCCCCGTGCTGGCACGGACCCTCGATGTTGTGCAGTTCCAGCCGCAGATCATCGCGCTGGACGATTGCGATCACGTCTGCCTGCGCCGCGCCGGCAGCCAGTGCCAGAGCCAGCGCAGCGTGCTTCACTTGTCGGCCTTCTCATCGAGCTTATCGAATATCTTGCCGAGCATCTGCTTGATCTCGCTGATGTCGGACTTGTAGTCCTCTTTGGTAACGTACAGGTGCGGCATCTGCCTAACGTCTTTGTCAAGCGTCCTGATGGACTGCCAGATGTTGTTCAGCACCCAACCGCCCAAGCCACCGGCCAGCGTGACTGCCACGTTAAAAAGCGTCTGTGTGTCCATGCTTTACTCTGCAGCCCGAGCCTCGACTTCCATCGGCGCATCGCGGTAGCCGTACCGCAGCACCTGCCAAGCGTAGGTAGCATAGTACCTGATCGCGCCCATGCGCTGGTATTGCCGCCAGTGGGCGATTTCGTGCCTAGTCAGGCGCTGACTGTGCAGATGCTCGGGCAGCACGAAAATCCCCCACGGCGCCAGCGCCACGCCTGCGAAGCCGAAGCGGCG